CTCTGGGCGGGCAGTCTCCTATCGTCGTCCCTGATGGGTACGACATCACGTTCCTCAACCGTTCCCCCATCCCATGCGCTCTTGGTGAGGACGGATACATCTACGCCATGGCTACGGATCGGCTTTCTACAGGCACGGGCGTTCAGGCTATGGGCGGCGTTTACCTTCTGGTGGCAAAACTGGAAGATGCGAAGGAGCTTGGGGGCGCGGCGTTCCAAATTCACAAAATCGCAGAAACCCTCATCACGGCGCGGGCTGGGAATGAAGCTGGCGGGATTTCCTCTGAGGCTTCGCAGACAGGTCGCCCTACCGTGATTAAGCAAGATGGGTTGTTGCACTTTTTCTACGAGAGTGAGCGACCTCTTGATAGCGACTTCTACTCTTCCTCTGACGTGGCGGAAGTTGACGCGATGCGGGTTACAATCGACACGGCCAGCAGCGGCATTGAGATTGCGGATCGTATTTCCGCGCTATCCGTTTCGAACATGAAAGCCGAAGCAGCGGCAACAGCGGCAGAAGGTTGGGCAGAGGCAGCGGAGGCAGCGGCGGCGAACCGGGTTATTAATACAGAGGTGAACTTTGTTATTGGCGACCCGTGGGCGGACTATGAAGCTGTCGAGAACTACTTGAAAGATTTCGTTTTCGGGCCTGACGCACTGGTGAACATCCTCTACCCTGACGGGGTTACGATCCTAGAAGCGCCTATGCTGCCGAAGCACCCCCAAAGCCACCTTATCCAGATCAAGGGCCAGAACGGGTACATCACCAAAAACGGCGCTACGGTCTATTCGGTGGAAGCCAATGGCGACGGGTGGGACGTGACCTATGCAATGTCCAGTGTCGCGGGCATCTCTGCGGGTATGACCTCCCGTCAGGTGAACGCAGGAAACTCAGGCGCGGCCCGAATGTTCGTTCCGCTGCAAGGCCGGATTTCGACGGACGGTACGACTGCGGTGGCCACTGGCGCGAGCGGGGAAGCCCGGTTCAATGCGCGCAATGTCGCATTCGGGGCAAGCCCGACGCACGGCGTAGACCTCGACCACATCGTTATCGACGGGGCGGAGTACGGCGTCACCACCGTGACGAATAACGAAAGCCTTGTGCTTGACGGAACTCCTGCGGCAACAGTGGTGTCACATGGCCTTGCGGCCACTGCATCTTCTATCGGCACGGGAACTATCGAGATCACCGGAACCGCGCTCACTGGAACCGGCACTGCATTCACGACCGAGCTTCATCCGGGCGCACTGATCGCGGCATACTGGAATGATGGCAGCTATTGGGTTCCCTACATCGCCCGCGTTGCATCGGTTGAGAGCGACACGGGCGCGACATTGGAATGGGCGCCAGCGCGTGACATTACCGCCGGGGCTTCCTTCTGGGTGCATGAAAACTTCTGGGCGCATATGGGTGGCTTTGAGATTACGGACGTAGATGCGGTTAATAACCGGATCACGGTGTATAACTCAAGCAAGGTTCAGCCTTGCGAAAACGTGGGCATGGACATTGACCTCCGTATCATCAAGTCCACTCTGAAAATGGGCGTGGATGGGGCGGCACTTCGCGTCCCCTTCGGCAGTTCGCTGGGATTGATTGACGAAGTTGGGCTTGTCGGCAACGGCGGCGGAAGCTCGCAAACAACGGGCGGGATCGTCGCAGGCCGGGACGAGGCAGACCCCCTGCTTATCATCGCACCGGGTGGGGAGGTTCGCACCGGGGATCAGATTGTCATTACAGGCTTTGCCGGACCTGCCCTGAACTCACGATGGGGCGGCACGATTATGTCTGACGGGCTGGCATCATCTAACTGCTACCGGGCGGGGGCTGTCACTACAAATGGCAGCTTGTTTATCCGCAGCGGGTACCACGTTGGCCACACTGTCGGCGGGGTTACTTGTGTTTTGCAGGGCCATGTGAACGCGGAGGAAAGCCGCTTCGCTGGGTGCGGCGGCACAGCATTCAACCTCACGACCGGGAACATTCACGCGGCATTCTGCGTGTCTGCGTTCAATGACGCTGATGTGACTGCGGAGGGCGGCGAGGTCAACACGATGGACAGCGTTCTATGCATCGGGGCGGACGGTGTTTCTATCGACGCTGACGGTGGCGTGGTGACGGGTACAGACTCGGCGGTATTCGGCGCTAACGGCCACGGGCAAGTAGCTTCGCGCGGCGGCTCAATCCGCATGGACATAACCCCCGTTACGGGCTGCAATGGTTACGGCGAGCGCGTGGCAACTGGCGGCCTTGCGAATAGCAACGGGTCTGACCGTGTGGGCAACGTGAGCGGTGGTAGGTACGTCAGCGGGCCGACTGGCGCACTGGACTGCGCAGGGGGCCGCGAGACGGGTAACGGTGGCTACGGATATGCGACTGACAACAAATACTCCCGAAGCCGCAGGACAGGCGGCAGCACTTCACAACGCAATGTCTCCGGCGCGGCCAGCGTGGGCGCTAATGACGTGTTCCTTACATCATGACCACTGCACAGGCATACATGATTTGGAAATGCACGGGGCGGGCTGACCCTGCCCTTGTGCCTGAGTTTCAAAAGCGGCGGGCGGGCGAGTTGGCGCTGGAAAGTCTCAGCCGGATTGTTAAGGGGGGCAACTGATGGAATGGTCCGAAGTCATAGCGGCTCTCGGCGGGGGTGTCCCTGCGGTGGTCATCATCGGCCTGGCTATCTGGGGACGCGGCCGGGAGAAACGGGCTGATGAGTTGGTGGATAAAATGATTGAAATGGGCGTGAATACAACCAACGCCATGAATGAGCTGAGCCGCTCCATTGAACGTGGAGGTAAGTGACATGTGGCCGTTTACCCGACCCGAACGGAAGAAAGATAAACTGGCTGCCCTTGACAAAGTGATGGCCGAACAGCAAAGTGCCTCGAGAAGGCTTACGGAAAATCTACGGCGGGCTCATGCGGATAACTTGAATGGGTTATTAGCAAGTGCTTTGCCTAAACACGAGGTGCCTAAACAGTGACATGGCTCAATGAACTTACCGCAATCCCGGCACTGGTTGTCTGGCTGTTAATCTTCCGGGGCTTTTGGCCTCACTTACGTTTTCGCGGGGACGGGCCTCTGCATTTCATGGTGCAAGGGGTCTCGCTTGTTGCGGCTACATTGGTGGGGCGTTTAATGTTTTGGGACTTGGCACGGCCCCTTGCACGGCTTGCCGGGCACCTTCCTCCGTTGCAGGCTGACCTTACCGTCTCGGTGTCGAACGGGGGCTTTAATACTGCCGCGGCGATTGCCGGGTACTTAATCCTGGTGGGGTTGCATCGCACCTTGCCGCCTGAGGATCAGATTAAGTTTTCGGTATGGCGAGCGCCGTTCTATCCTGACGGTATTCTCTTTTTCAGAAAGGCGAAGAAATGATCTATCAAGCTGGGAAGTATCCGGTACTGGAAGCAATCCTGCACACGTCCGCTACGCCGGGGGATTGGTGGAGGGGTAAGTCAGGGGAGGATGTGCTCAAGGCATTCTGGGACTGGCATGTGAATGACAACGGCTGGCGGAAGGTCGGGTATCACCGAGTGGTTATGCCGGATGGGGAAGTGCTGCATGATCAACGGTATCTTCGTTCGCTGTATGAAGTCGGTGCGCATGTGGCTGAGCGGAATCGTGGGACTGTTGGGATTTGTATGGTGCCGGTTAAGACTGTGGACCGGATGGGGGAGTTCTCAGACTTCTATACCATGGCGCAGAAGATGGCCGTGCGGGAATACCTGAAAGACCTGAAGGGGCTGACAGATTTGAAGTGGGTCACTGGGCATAACGATTACGCGAATAAACTGTGCCCAGGGTTCAAGGTTAAGACGGGGGATTGGTTGTGATTACGGGGGTTGTGTTGCGCTTTTTGCCCCTCATTTTTTCCGGCCTTGTGGCGGGTGCGGGGGCATGGTGGGTCATGGACCTTCGGGCGGACAATGCCGCGCTACGGGCCGATCTTAAGGCCATTACCTTACAACTGCAGGGATGCACCTCACGCATCAGCAACATACAGAAGGATAAAGAAAGTGACGCACAAGTTGACAACATGCCTGATCTTACTATCGTTCCTGATAGCTGGTTGTTCCCAGTGGAGCCGGAAGGAGCCGGACCTTCCACCCTCTACTGAAGCCGCGTACTTCTGCGATGTGGAGGAGAAGCGGGTGTTTTCGCAAGAGGAAATTAACTGGCGCGCCGCAAATGCTCCTTGGATCCTGCGGCGCGACTATAAGACAAACCTGACATTTGAACGCGAAGAGTGCCCAGGCTGATCACGTCATATCGGGCTTTGTTGCAGGGGTGTAGCAAAGCCCGATTTTATTTACCTGAGTTTCTTTCAGGATTTTCGCCCGTACCATGATCTTTAGAATGTAGTCAATTGAGTGGGCGGGTACTCGACGTTGAAGGAACTGGACTAGGATACGCTCTTCAATCGGTTTCTTGGTTTCAGCGTATAGACGCATCGCCATGTACCATGTATCCTCGATAGCCTTCTGATCCCCACCGGACTGCATTGACTTGAAGATGTCGGGGATGTAGTGTTCCAACTCGACAAGCCATTCCATTGCTCGCTGGTAGTGCTCCAGGGAAATGACCTTGGTCTCGCCTGCGGAAATGCAGGATACCATGCAGAGTTTAATCATGTGGGCTGTGCGGCGGGTTAGGTAGTTGTGGAGCTTCGGGTGGTCGGGTGCGGGCTCGCCTCCAGACATGTGCCATTTGACGAGTGCCTCTGCTGCCTCGGCACTGAACTTAATTTCCCCGTATGATCTGGCGATCGACTTGATGTCGGCCATGAGGTTTTTGGTATGCTCCTCCCGGTTAGGTACTTTACCGAACGGGGAGATAAGGACACGCTGGCCGGAGTAGACTAGCATAGTACGGGATAGAAAGCCTTGATCCCACGCCCCCTCGGGTAACATGTTGTTGAGATAGCCTGGGGTGGTGGCTGAGATCATATTGATCTGCGGATGGTCCAAGGCGAACTGCTTGTCGTTGGTCCGGCGGCGTTCGGAGTATCCGTGGCCGTCATAGATATCAGTCAATACGTTCATGAAGTCGTTCTCGTAACTGGGGATAAGCACCCCGAGTTCGTTCGAGGCGATTTTCAGTGAATGGAATGTGTTGGTGCTGGGAGTGTCTTGGGGCCGGATGATTGTACGCTCGGCGTCTTTAAGATCGTCGATCAGTGCGGCCTTGGTTACACTGCTTGCAGCAACGTGATGGTCTGGAAGTTCCCTCCAAATTTTGCCTACGATTGAGGTGACGACTGTCTTGCCAACTCCCGGTGGGGCTACTAGGATAATGTACATGGTAGGGTAGAGTGCACTACCCATAGCCTGTACCCAAACCTTCCTCTCGAGTGCACCGGCGATACAGCTGATTGCTGACCATTTACGGAATAACTCTGGCGAAGGCAGGTTGGACGTGTACTCTACAAATGCGTCCACCCAGTCTTCGTTCATGCGTGTCATAGATAGCTGTCCAACGTGATTTGTTTAGGTGGGAGGTTACGAGGCGGCTTACGGGTTTCCTCGCCTTTCCATTTAGTTAGGCCGAGGGGATTATTCTCACTCTTCTTCCCCCAATTGTACCCGGTCTCGGCCTCGAGGGGGACGTGGAATGGGCGACCGCCTTTAAGGATGATCTCGACCTTGAGGGCTTCAAGGGCCATAGGGACAAGTTCATTGACGCGATCCACTGGGACTTGGAATAGGATCGAGTCATGGACCTGGACAAGGAACTCAACGTCAGGGTGATGCCATAGGTTAAGCATCCCTCGGTTGATTTCCTCCCCCGTCATACCTTGCGGGCAATAGGCGATGGCCGCGTTGATTACGTTTTGGTCGTCCAGTCGGTTGAAGAAATAGCGCCGCCTCCCGAACAGGTGAGTAAGGTATCCCGTGGACTGGAGGCGGTGAATGGTTTCTTTGTGCCACTCAGGGATGCAAGGGAAAGCGCCGAAGTAGTTGTTTTGGAAACTTATGATTTCCTTGACTGGGATTTTGGTGTGCATGGACATGGTGGGAGGCTTGCCATAGTAGTTGGTACCGTGCCCCAGTTTCTTTGCCATATCTCGATAGGAGTAGGTACGATACGCAAGACCGTCTGCGACTGCACGCCAACCACTACGGTCGTCTGGCCAGTCAAGGCCGGTCCATCCCATTCGGCATACAGTTGTGTGGAGGTCTCCCGACTCACAAGCATCGAGATAGCTTCCGGCGAACTCTGGTCCGTGACTGTCATAAAAGTACTCCCAGCATAGCGCGCCTACGTTACGGGAGTCGGCTTGCTCGAGGTCGATGTTGACCATGATTTTGCCGGGGTCTGCCGTGAACATGTAGCGCAGGTTTGAGTCGACGTTTTGTAGGTTGGTGCCTGTGCCGAAGTCGGAGAAGGCGGAGTTAAGGCGACCTGTGTTTGTGCCCGCGAGGGAGAAGGAGCAACGGATGCGCCCGTCTGGGTCGGTTGGCGTTTTGATGAAGCCGATTGTTTTCCGCTGGTCTCGGATGGCGAGGATCAGGGAAACGAAAGGCTGGGCAATGAAGTACTGGTTGAGTTTTTCCAGGGTCTCCCGATCGGAGGCTGGGGCATAGAAGCCTTTGGAGTTACGCTTCTTGATTGGCTTGAGGTTGAAGAACTCGTAGAAGAGCCATTTGACTTGGACGTGACTGCCGGGGTTGATTGCCTCTTTGAGCCCTAGGCCCTCCTTACACAAGCGGCGCAGGATTTGCATGAGACGCTGGGCTTCACCTTCCGCTTTGGCCAGGGCTACGCGACGGTGGGTTTCGTCAACTCGGATACCGCGAAACATCATGTCAAGGATCGGGGCCTGCATACGAATGGTGTGCTCGTAAAGCGGGCGAGTTACTTCGTCCAGCTGGCGCTCAAGCTTGTCACGGATTTCTTCTGTGATGCAGGAGTCCATTCCGTTATAAAACCAGTACGCTTCATCTGCACTGAGTTTATCTAGATCATCCTGACTGACATAAGTACTGGTGTCAATGATTTTCATGCTGGGAGTTCCTCGAGTGGGATGGGTGCGGTGGATACGTCGATGTAGACTACGGGTAGATTAAGCTGCCGAGCAAGGGAAATCTCTTGCCGGACCCCCTTGGACTTGGCCCAGCCTGGGATGCAGAGGACAAAGACTTTATCGCAACGACGAAGGAACTGGGTGTTCATGTGCTGCCAATAGAGGGCGTCGGATGGCAGGTCGTGGGTGACGCAGGCTTCATGGCACATAAGGATTGGGGAGAATACGACTGAGCCATTCTTGCAAAGGTTCGCGAAACACTCCATGGTTTGGGATACGCGGTGCTGGACTATGGCTGGGTCAGGGTGGGAATATGGGGATGCTAAATAAACCACTGGTTATCTCCCAAAAGGTAGAACTACGGGGAACGAAGGGATTTGTTTAATCACCTTCGGGTCAGTCTCGAAGTACCATAGGTGGGATGGGACTCCAGTGTCTTGGATTACGTGGGCCAGGTGGCGAGCGATCTCTTTCTTGATGAAGCCGGGCTTGTCGCCAGTGGCTAGAAGTTGAGGGGTAGGGGTAGTGACTTCAAGCTCGAATACCCCTACCTCAAAGCCTTCGGCTTCAAAGTCCTGAATGGTTAGGGTCTTGAGTATGCCCAGGCGGGTGTGATTATCTTTCATTCCAAGTCTCCTCGCTTGATTGATTTGTCAGTGGCGGATACGCGGTGCATTCCCTTCCATGCGATCTCATCGGTGTAGACTGAGGCAAGGAAGCCCAAGCCCTTCTTCATCTCGGGTTGAAGGACGTGATGTAAGAGCATGGTATCGAAGTCGAACTGCGGATTGGGGAGTCCCATCTCCCGCCACTCGTATTGCATATCGTACTGGTAGTTCTGCCCACCGATACGGGCACCGGGGGTGCGGAGAGCGCGTTTGACAAACTGCCATGCGTGGTATTCTTCCTGAGGGGTACGCCAATAGTTTCCATCGGGATGAGCCTGGGAATAGAACGGTACAACCAAGGCACGGTCTGCTGTGCCCGCGAAGCTAACGCAGGTAATCATGTGGCCTTTTGTTTCAATGTCACTGGCGATGGTCGGCGCATTGACAAGGTACTGCTGGTAGAACTCCTCCATCTCGTCAAGGGTTGGTTCGATGTGAATGAACCGCTGGGGTCGGCGGATTTCAGGGAACTGCATCTCGCGTTCCGCTTTTTCCAAGTCGGCTAGGGTAATCATACGCATGGGCCAGTTGGCTACGATAGTCTTGGGATGGTAGGTGGGGAGTACTTTGCGCAGGTTGATTGCTGAGTTGCCCATGGTGATACGGCCACGGGCAGCGTCGATCGGGTTGGTGCCTGCGCACAGTGCCCATGTGGGTGCGTCACCGCAAGCGAGGATAAGGTTGGGGTTCTCGTGGTTGATCCGGTCCCAAAGGCGCTTAAGGGCAGGGGCGTACTCGGCTTTGACGTATTTACCCTTGCGGAGGGGTTTCATGTTAGGGATGCCCTCCTTCTTGGTGCCGAGTAGGGTGTCGAGGCTGATGCGAGGACGAGGCACAAAGTCGAAGACGTTGATGAAGGTGCACTCGCGAGGCTCGATCCCGGACTGGCGGAGGAAACCTTTGTACATGCGGCCCAGGCCATCGGTCCAGGGACCGCCTTCCTCCGCATCTTTGCCTGAAATGTATTCACCTACGATTACTAGCTGGGTCATTGTGTTGGTCCTCCAGGGTAAGGTATGGTTGCTTTATAATGTAAAGGAGCCATACCTAACTCCTTGAACGTAAGCCTGCATAATTCCACTGCACCCGCTTGGGAATGGCGGATAAGTTTATCTATGTGAACGCGCTGGTATGCTGTTATATCAGGCCCACTAGCGTAGTCGATCAAGGTATACAACTTCGGCTTGCGCGGGATGAAGTCAAGGCTACCCGCTCGGACAAGTGCCGGGGCAGCCAAGGCTCCAAGTAAAAAGTTTCGGCGTAGCATGTTAATGGACTCCAAGATGGGAATAGGCACCAAGCTCAATCGTGTACCACTTTCCGTTTTCGTCCGGCCCGGCAACCGCAAATTCAGCTTCGTCTGGGTCACAGTCGTTGCCGTGGTTGTCGAACCAGTTTGTTATCGGGTATGTCTTGCCATCATCTAGTAGAATGATGCGCAGGCTTCGGTTTAATCCTTCAATCGTCGCCATGTTATCCCTCCCCTAAATCATATTTCCCTGCGAGGTATGCGTCCCGCGCGGTCTCGTAAAAAGTCTTGTCGCGTTCCAGACCGCGGGATCGTGCTGCCCCAAGGTGTTCGGCCAAGACCACGGCATTCCCGCTGCCCATGGTTGGGTCAAGCAGGCTGGTTGTATCATCCACGAACATGCGGAAGAAGTGGCGCAGCATTCCAATGGGCTTCTCACTCATATGAATGTGTTTCGTGTTCGGGTGAGGGCAAACATTGGATACCGCCTGAATGATCTTACGGTCTCCGCGTGTGCAAAGCAAGGCCGTTTCATAGTTCCGGCGCGGTCCACGTTTCGGGTCGGGGAGGATGCCGGAGTTGTCTGACTTGAACCAGATGAGGGGGAAGGGATTGACCTTCCAGCCGAATGAGGTAAGTCGGGCTACTGTTTCCGCGTGGTAATCCATGCTGTACCAGAACATCATGTGCGCGTGGGAGGAGACTAGGGTGTCCATAGAGTTTCCCAGTGCATCAAGTAGTTCCCAGTACACATCTTCACTATCATCGTATCCACCGAAGGATTTGGCAGCGCCTGAATTATGCTTGCCAGCGTTGACCCCATAGGGAAAATCACAGTGCAAGAAATTGTACGGCTCCCCACTGTAAGCCTGGCTAAACTTAATGAAGTCGGAGCATCGGAAGGGCGTGATGCCAGAGACGGGTTCGAGTTCGGGTTCATTGGTCAGGTCTCCTGTATCCACATTGCTGGCAGGCGCACTGTCCGTGCCGAGTATGCTTCCCACAACATCATCGAGGGGGTCGGAGGTTGGTTCGGTTTTTGTACTACCCCCCAGCATATCGCGAAGCTTATCCTTGCTTGCCTGCTCGCGCCGTTCGCGCATCCGATCCATAATGCCGAGGGCGACGGAGTATTGCGAAGCGTTGACAATGAGCTCTGTGCCGAGGTCAAGTTCATTAGCAAGGGAGATGTGACGAGATACAACTGCGCTTCCCATGTTAAGGGCACGGGCAGAGGCTTCCATGGTCCAGGTTGAGTCTTCCTCAACGGCCAGGTTATGGTACTCTCGAATTGCATGGCACTTATCCTTCCAGTCAAGGTCAAGGCGTTCGACATTCTCCGCAAGCTCAAGGCGGCGCTGGGAACTGGTGGTTTCATCTTCCTCGCGGATGGAGACTGTGATGTGGGTGTACCCGAGCAAATCCCGGCAAGCGGTGAAGCGACGTTCCCCTGCGATAAGGATAAGGTCGGATGTGACTGTGGGCGGGTGGATCAAACCGTTCTCTTGGATGGACCGAGCCAGGGGCTCAAGGTCTTTCAATTCCTTACGCTGCCGCTCGGGACGGTTGATGGTGATGGAGTCGATAGGGACAACTTGGAAGTTCGAGTGCATGGGGGTGATCCTTAAAACGAGGAAAAGACGAGGGGCGTTAGCCCCCCGCCTGATTGGTGGTAAGCGAGGGATCAATCGACTGGGGCGTAACCCTTAACGTCGATGTAGGTTTCCTCACCGTCGTCACTCGGACGCCATGTGGCCTGCGCCATGAACTGGCAGTTGACTGCGGCGTCAAGCAGTTCGCGGATCGAAGCATCTTCCTCAGCATCTACGCGCAAGGTGTTCTGGCAGAACTTCTTGATGCGGTAGAGTGCTTTGGTACGATCGGCTTCTGCTTCAGGTGTGTCGGCGGTAGGTGCCATGAAGCTGATCCGGTTCATCGCGCCGTTGAGAGAGCCGAACTCTTCCAGTTCCTCGGGGTCCACATCGTCCTCAGCGGAGACCGCTTTGATCGGGAACTCAACGATCGACCACTCACCGGACTTGGAAGTGGAGATCGAGGGGACCTTGGTCACGGTCCAGATGTATGTGCCCTGGGGCTGGACTGGTGGCTTCTCAACGTCGTTGGCTTTGGTGTCGAGTGCGGATGCGAAATCTACCATGGGGAAACTCCTATTCATGGTTTAGTGTAGCGCTGGAACGCGCGGGGAATGAGGGGAAGCGGGGTTGCTGCCCCCCAAGGGCTAAGAGAAGTTAGGCGGGTTTGCGGCCTGTTACCTTCTCGAAGATCGTGGCAAGGCCGGACTCCAAGGGAAGCTTCTTTTGCAGCTCCCAGGGGATCGTGGTCTTGAGGTCCATGATGCCAGTGGACTTGGTGAGGATGCTACGCTTGACGTTCTCACCTGTGCCGATTGACTCAGCCTGGATCATGGTGTTGAAAACCTTTGGGATGTCTCCGCCCAGGGCTTTGCCGATAGCGGAGACCTGTCCTTTGTACACGCCTTCGGATAGCTCGATGAGCTGGATGTGGGAGGATACGAGGACGTGGCACTTGAAGTCGGAGGAGGTTAGAAGGTCGAGGACCGTCCGGATAGACTCCTGCGATGTGCCGTACCACTGCCGCCCGTCTTTGACGTTGGGTGACATTGACTGTGCCCAAAGGAATGCGGCACGCCCGAAGGAGCCGAGGGTGTCAAGGACGAATACTGTATCCTTACCCCACTCAGATGGGATGCTGTCGTCGTCCCATTTGTTGAGGTACTTGATCGCGTTTTTGTAGGCTTTGGCCTGACCGTCCACCTTGATACCATATACTGGATCGGCCTTGAACTTGTCACGGAGGGTGATGTAGTCCAACTGGTCAAGGCGCTCGGGGCAATGGTGTTTGATGAGCTGTTTCGGTGGCTCGATGCCGTTATCCATGTCGAGGACTTTGACTTGGTAGCCTGCCTCGATGAGGGACAGCAAGGAACCAGTTTTACCCGTGCCGCTGTCGCCAACGTATACTGCGCGGAAGAACTCGTCGTCGGTTTGAGTGGATGCTTTAGCCATTGGCGAGTAATCTCCCTAGAAGTTGTTGAACATTGATAAGCTCATGCTTAACATGGGTTGGAAACAGGTCTTGTAATTCGGGGCATTCATGTAGCCCGCGTGTGATCCCGATTGTTTCCGATACTGCGGAAAGCATTTCCGGGGTAACGACTGGAATGCGATCATCCATTGTCATTTCCTTTCAGGCTTACTTGAAGTGCGACGAGTGCCTCAAGGGCGTTCTCGCGCAAGCGTTTCTGCCGCGGGGTGAGGGGTGTGCTGTCCGTCCCGTAGCCGAGTTTGCTGATCGCAGTGGCCGCGCCTTTAAGCCGGAAGATTTCCCAGTTGCGGATGCAAGCCTTTCGTTTCTTAGCGGTCATAGTCATGGCGGGTGCCTTTCAACTGCTTGGCCGCATTGTCGAGGGAACGCTTTGCACGAAGCATCTCCTCGGTGAAGCTGTTACGCTTTGGCTCAGCCCGAAGCATTTCGTCAATGGCGTTACTCATAAGCGCGATTGCGTTGAGTTTATCCTTGGTTTCCATCATCGTTTCTCCTGTATTAAACTCAACGACTTTTTAGCGGGTCCCAACGAGGCTTCTTCACGAAGTTGCCGTTGAGCAAGGCTTGGCGATGCTGCGGTGCGCGGGAGCAGATGGACCGGAACTCGCACCCACCGTAGTTACCGCATGAGGCATAGTTCATTGGGAACTTGTTTTCGTAGCTGGCACGCTGCGCATTAGCGATGATGGTCATGGTGTTGTCCATCCAGTCTTCGAGTACCGGGGCGCTGCGATGAACGAAGCCACGGGAGAAGCGTGTGAAGCCAACTGCGATTTGCGCTGCGTCGATGATTACGCCTGAGATAGGAAGGTCGAACAGGATTTTCCCGGCGTAGGAATAGCCCGACATCTGGAAGTCAGGGGAGAAGTTTTCAAAGAAGCGCGGCGTGATTGTGGTGCCCGTGGTTTTCTGGTCCATGACGAAATAGTCACCATCGTAGCTGACCATCTTGTCGATGTGTCCGCAGTAGATGATGTCATTTTCCAGCGGAAGGGCGAAGGAGTATTCGACTGCTGGGGTGCCATCGGCAAGGATTACGGTCTCTGCATCGTCGTTCTCGAACTCGTCGAGGTACCAGACCACGGAACGAATGAGGGTGTACCGGGTCTTGGTATTGTGGAACCAGTCCTCGGGGGTGCCGGTGCCAAGGATGCGCTGGCCGGACTCGTCCTTGTCGTAGTTCCAGGTTACGTCGAGGAGCCACTGAACGATCGTGAACATGGCCTCGTCACGGGAGTTGCCTTCGGCTACGAGTTTGGCGAAGTCTTCCAGTGCTTTGGCGTAATGCCCGCCGAAGATCAGGTGGACTGATTTGTCATAGGCTTGCCAGCCTTCGATGTGCTTGTAGTAATAGTAGCGGGGGCACTTGCTGAAAGAGGACAAACTAGTTGCGTCCCATGCGAATTGCACTCCGTCGCTGTCGAATGATTTGAGTTGCTGGTCAAGCATTGGGCTGCTCCTTACAATTGTTCAAGGCGGTTGATTTCATCTTCGATGCGGGTGATGTAGCTGAAGGTGAAGTCGAGATACCGCTGAAGTTCATGGAAGCTACAATCAAATTCCTCGTCTAGCGGGACATGGGAAGAGACTGTATCTTCTTTTGGGCCAAACGCGCGGTCATTAATTGAAGTAATCTGTGAAGAGGCTTTTGTCAAGCGGTGGTTCAACTCAGCTACCCGCTCAATCAAATGAGACGTTACGCGGTACTGTGTGGGCTCAGATGGTGGAATTGAAGGCGCCGGAGTTCCTTTGACTTCATCGCTGTAACCTTTGATACTAGGCATAGTCTTTCTCCTTACAATCCGAGGTCACCGAGGTCAAGTTTACCCGTGACATTTGTTGCAGCCTCTTGGGCCTTGGAAGTTTTGCTAGGCTTGGCTTTGCCTGCGGTCTTGTCCCCGGCTACGAAGCGATGGCGCTGCTTGCGGAGCTTGGCGATGATAGCGTTGATGTCGCTGTCTCCAAGGTCGCCGGGGTTACGGGCGAAGAGCTCCGCGATGGGGGTATCCTCGTGCGGGTCTGCTTTGGTGAGATCGTCGGACATGTTGGCTCCTTTGGTTCGGTTGGCAGGGCGGATCGGCAAAGTTTCTCCGGTCCAGGTTGTGTACCGCAATGGCGGCAATTGTGGACCCCAGCCCGTACCTTGCGGAGGGGTTTGTGTCCACACTTTCTGCAGGTGGCCATGGCTGGGGCTCCTAAATTAAGGGGGAAAGACAGCAGCACGCTTCGCCTTTGCAATCCCACGCGGTAATCTCCCGCCTTTCCCCTTTCTTCTTCAGTGTAGCTGAAAGTTCAGAGCGAGCGAATGCGAGCTCTGTTTGGCGGCTCCTGTGGGATCAAGCACCAGGTCACCGCCAAAGACTGAAGGGGGTTAGCCCTCCTTTGTTTCGGAATGGTTGGCGAGGGATAGTGCCTCGAGTTCTTCGGCCTGTGCGCCGAGCAGGGACTCGCGAAGTTCGCGGCGCTTGCGTTTGCGCTCAGCTGTTTGGATCGCGGTGATCGCCTTTTGCTCCTCGGCAAGGACGGACTGGTATGCAGTGTCGTCAACGCGGTCGATGATCCATTTGAGCTGGATGTCGGTGTCGAAGTCGAGTTCGATGTCGACTGCTTCGACCTTGACTACGGTGTGGCGGTGGCGCGTGTCGGTCGGGATCACTACGTAGTCACCGACCTGAAGGTCAGGGTCCATCGTTTTGAAAACGTAAGTGTTGGCGTCGATCTCAAGGTCAGTCGCGGCTGCGCGAAGAGGCTCGTAGCTGCAGCGTACTGCGCGGACATCATCGTTGATGAGGAAGATGAGGGCTGAATTGTTCATGGTTGTTTTCCTTACAGTTGTTCGTCGATGTCGACGGTTGAAGCGGGCTTGCTGTAGTGCTTGTCCACGAATGCGGAGACTAGATCGCGAATGGAAACGCTCGGGTTCTTGTCGGGGAAGAGGGCTTCCATCTTTTCAAAGTCTCCCTTGCGGAAGTTCATTGTCTTTTTGATAAGGGTATCATTCTTCGCTCGAGGCATTGGGTGACTCCGGTTTTGCTAAGATGAAAAGGGTATTGCCGGAGGCTTGCGGCGGGATGATGAAGGATAAGTGGCTGAACTCTGGTGACTTTTTTCGGATTGCGTAAAAGCGCTGGCGGAGACGGTTTGGGTCATTGGTTTCGATTACTACACCTACTTCGCTTAGGCAGGCTTGAGTAAGCAGCGATGTAAGTTCTTGCTTGTTCATGTCTGGTTCCTTAGAGGCGTTGGCTAGAAGCTCAGGCGGAAGTTCGGTATCCAGCAATTCCCGGACTTCGCTGGCGGGAGCCTAAACCGCCGGACACCTGAGCTCCTATTACAACGCCTCGTGTAGTCATGGGCTGCCGCAACTACACGAGGCAACGATGGGGCCTGGGGGAACCCCACCGCTGTTGGCTTAGATGTCCAGGCCGGACAGGTCTGCGGAAGCAAGTTGCTCGCGCTCTTTGACTGCCTTGCGGGCGGCTTCGATAACCTGCGGCTTGGCTGCGACCTTGGCGATGGCTTCGGCCAGGCGCTCTTTCGCACCGTCGATCTCGTTGCCGTCTGCGTCGTGGGTGACGGATTTGAGGGTACGGCCATCTGCTTTGAGGGAAGCTGTGATGGAGGCGCGGGCGATACGGTTGGCCTCGATCTCGATGGGGTCACGGGAAGCGCGGCCACCGCCGACAGATGCGAGGGTGAACTCGTACTCGGCATCATACTCGGCAACGGATTTGGCCAGTTCGTTCAGCTTCGCTTTGGCGAGGGGTTTCTGGTTGCCTTCGTCGTCTTTGCCTGCTTCGGCGTTCGCTTCTTTGACTGTCTTTGCCATGTTGTTGCGGATGTTTTCCGCGCGGGTCTGGTTCAGGGCTTTGGCTTCGGCCTCGGTGCAGGTGTGACCTTCGGCGTAGGGCTGGGATACCTCGAACTCAACGCCTTGGATAGTGATGGCTTTGGTGGAGGGGGTTGCTTCAGTCTGGTTCTCGTCTGCCATGTGATTTTCCTTCATGGTTGTAAGCGCGGGATTGCGCGGGCAATGCGCAACGTGGCGCGGGTTTAACATGTACATGTGTAACGGGGTGGCGCGGGATTGTAAACACCTATTTTCAGTTTTCGGTATGGTTTTTGTATGGCTCCATTATCTTGTAAAGGAGCCATACCCTAGCACTACTCAGCTTCCCGTTGCTCATATTCCTGCCGTAGTTTTTCCCGTTCGACAGGGGTAAGACGGTTATCTTCAAGCCACCAGGCCCCGTCAGGGAGGAGCCAAAGGATTTCATTCTGGTCCCCCCATTCGAGGCCGTATGCCTGCAATGTTACCATCATGGCCGCATTTTCTGCCATGATGTTTTCATTGTCCTCGAGGTCAAGGGCAAATTCTATTGCGCGTTGGGTGGTGAAAAGTTCAGGCATTATGAATGCTCCTCTAGCTCAAGACAGCCCTTGCTGTCGATGTATGTCAGTGTCTTTTTGGTTCGCGTGATAATGACATACCTCAAGTTGGGTTCTTGCCCTTCGATACCTACCAAATCTTTGTCGAGAAAATACACATGGTCGAACTCATGGCCCTTGGACTTGTGCCCGGTCATAAGCTCGATCTTCCCTTGGGACGAGAAGATATGCTCCGCGTATTGAATTGCGCCGTTGAGAGTATCGGCCTCCCGGATGAAGATTTCAAGACACTGGATTGTGTCGAGAAGTTTGTTCTGGTTTTTTACTTTCTTGGATTGGACAGCGTGGTAATCGGCAAGGGCTTCGAGGGCCTGGGGCTGGGCCATGGCACGAGGGCCAAGGGAGTCTAGCTTTTTGATTAAGCCCTTGGCGATGTCGTTGCCCCAAAGGTTGGGGTAGCGCCCGTGTTTCAATAAGTTGACCGCCATACTGAGCAACGGGGCGTTGTTGCGGCAGATGACTGCGGCCCCATCGGGGATTTCAGATAGAGACCATGCGGGACGGGTGGTTACACTGCCGGCGGGAGTGCCTTCCCAAGCCTGCATGTGAGGTGCCCGCCAGCGAACGTGGTTGACGATTGCCTCAGGGCAGCGGAAGGAGGTGGATAGAGTTAGTTCCTCCATGGAGAAGCGGACTTTCATCTGCTCCATGCCGTCCTCGAACGCCCCACGGAAGCCGTAGATGGCCTGGCATTGATCGCCCACTGCAATGATGCGGCGGCGGTAAAGTTGCTGGAGCATCCGGTGGTTAAGCGGGGAAAGGTCCTGGGACTCATCGACAAGGATGAGGCTGAAGATCAGGTACATGCAGCGAAATAGGCTGGGGAATAGGACCTGATCGCCAAAGTCGATTGTTCCCTCCATGGATTGCAGGGCGGAGATGTTAAGCGCGCGGATGATAAGGTCAGCGATGTGGCGCTCGGTTTTCTCTTCAAGGGAGTCGATCAGTTCCGCATCGTTGAGGAGGGGGTCGACCGGCTTCTGCAAATTGGCGCAGAATTTATCCGGCAAATGGCCTGCCCCTTTCGCATCGTTGCAACTGCGCAGGATGAATGCGAAGTCCTGGAAGGCTTCGGTCTTTTCCGAGTCGGGAAGGTCGTTGACCAGATCGCTGACGATCTTGTACATCTTACCCTGGTACAGGTTAAGGCGTCGGATGTTGAGGTACTGCCCCCACACGCGATGGCCGAGGGAGTTGAGGGTCATGGATGTGCAGTTGGATGGAAGGCGGGATTTCATCTCGTCTGCGATGGCTTTGTTGAAGGCTAAACACACCATGTTGACATCGGGCAGGGCTTTGGCGACAAGTTCAAGGGTTGAGGTTTTGGCCGCGCCAGCTAAAGCTGAGATAAGGAGGTTGTCCTTGGTGGAGGTGGCCGCGTCGATGATGGCCTGTTGCTCTGCGGTTGGGGTGAAGTTTGGCATTAGCTTTTTCCTTTTGCTTCGCGCTGGATGCGCTCGATATTTTGTTTGTGTTCGGCCTCGACACGGGCCATGACGGTTCCGATAACGCTGGCAAAATCTATTATAGCAGACTCGTAGTTCGGTACGGTAAACCGCTCATCCTCAACTTCAGGGTCGGTCTGTATAAGTGTTGTGCGGAATAGGCCGTAGATCATTACGCACTGGAGAATGTCGAAGTGCCGGATTGTGGCTTCATGTTTTTTGAGTAGAGGCTGCATCTTGTCGCAGAAAAAGTCCGCGAAGAGTTGTTGGCATTCGCGCTGGTACTCGTCGTATTTGCGCGGGTCATGGAGGGCGTAATTTTTGCTTGCGCCCAAATCGAAGAGGTCCTCAAGGTTTGGTTTATCTGGCATGGGATTGGCCTTATGTAAGTAGGGCTAGGATTAATACCCCGGCAAGGAGGAGCAGGGATATGATGATGATTGTGAGGGCGAGGGTGCCTAGCCAAATCGCATTATCGAGGATGAACTCGGAAGGCGATAAGCGGGGTGGGTCTTCGCGATCTGGCATTAGTCCTCTTTCCGGTAGGGAAGGACGACCCAGGCATCGTAAAGCTCCCGGTCATTCTCGCAGATTTCGCCGAGGACTTTTGCCCGCTCGGTGGGGTCGCAATAGCGGAGCATGTAGTCAAGTCCCGCCGCACGTTTAGCGAGCTTTGCTTTGTGCTGGCGCCTGCGAAATAGCCATTTGAACATTACTTCGGCTCCTGTTTTGCGTTGAGCAAGAGTCCTTTGGCGAACTCTTCCAGCTCATCTGGGACTTCTTGGAGAAGGTCGGGGGACTCGGAGATTTCCGACATGGGGGAAGACTCGGGGGCTTCGATCGGCTTGCCATCGGCTCCGGTTAATGCGCCCTCGAGGATGGACCCCTGTATCGTGAAGCGGAGAAGGCATGGGTCCTCTTTGTCGATGGAGATTTTGATCGAGTCGTATTTGGTCTCCGCTGTGGCCGGGGATTTCTGCCGCCGTTCGATCTCCGAGCGGAGAAGTTTGCGGTAGTAATGTGCGCGAGTGCGGAAGTAATGGGCAGCGGATTTGGTCTCAAGGCGGTAAAGGGCTCCGCCATTGGCGAGGGCCGCTTCGTAGACTCGGTGTACATCAGTGTACATGGAGAGGGATTTTGATAGGGGCATAGGATTACTCTTCTTCTAGCCGCGCATCGGTGATGATGCTGTTAAGGAAGTCGGACATAGTGGAGTCCTCGGGTTTGTTTAGGTGGACCCAGACCTCGTTGTCGGGGTGGACCACGAATAAGTGGGTCTCGATGTCGTAAGTCTTTTTGATGTGGCTGATTGCGGTTGCGGACTTGCCAGTGCGTTTTGTTATCTCCTTTGGACGGTGGCCTGAGTTGAGAAGGTTAAGGACCTCCTGGGTGGAGGGGTGGCGTTGTTTGGGCCGGGACATGGCCCGCTTTAGCTTGATCTCAAGCTCTGCGATGTAGCGGGCTTGCTCAGCCGGGGTGCGCGGGGTGGTCACTGGTGGCTCCTATGTTAAAGGCAGACATGATCTGCGCGACGTGGTGGGCTTGGGCTGCGGCTTTGAGCGGCAATATATCTTCGCTGTAGAACCGCCCCTCCAACTCAACCGAAGTTGACCGGACGTGCTGCCACCACTTTACATTATCGCACGACACGAACGACAGATAAGCGCCCGTGAAATCGTCCGTGTCGTCGCAGATGAAATACCCCCCGCCTTGCACGAATGCTTGAGATAGGACCGGGCCGTCAGCCTTCGGGTGGTCCTCCCACTCCAACGGCTTCACCAGCCCCGGCAGTGCGGCGATGATGGCGTCGGCCAGCAACCGCTCTGGGTCCAGTATTGGCCTGTCTTGAGTGCGCAAAGCGTGGAAGTATTCTTCACTGGCCCCGCTTTCGTATATATGCTGCGCAATCTTTTCCCGTACTTCACTCATGGCTGCCCCTCCTTGCGTCGTGCGAATTGCTAACCTTGCGCAGCGATATTTCCCCGCGCTTTTGGTCAGGCCCGCCGTAGTATATTCGGCCAGCCTGCCGCCAGATTTCCTCACCCAACTCTGGCAGCCTCACGTCGCGGTCATTTTCAAAGTGGACCGCAAGTTCATCACTACCGTGGACGCACCAGAGGCGGTCGCTGGTTATCTCAATCACCCATCCACCGATCACTGGCTGTCCTCCGTGATAAGGGCGAGGATGGCACGTTTTATTTCGGACGACATAGCCGGAACCCGAATAGACGCCAGCGCCAGACACCGCTCGTTCTCCGTGTCGCATACCTCTGCCGCCTCCCGCAGCGCGTCATTGCGGGCGCTGGCGATAGCCTCTGCATCCGCGTGTTTCTCGGTGCGTAGGATACCGTTCTCGGCCTCCAACTCCTTGATGCGCTCGGCTTGGGCGTCCACAATCGCTTTCAACTCATAGCCCGCGTCTGTCAGGCCGTTGACATCGTAAATGTCCATATCGGCCTCGGTGCCGATTGGCCGGGTTGAGATTTCAAACTCCTCCCAGACCCGCTCCACCGCCTCGCTTGAAATATCAACCTTGCTCACTTTCCTTCTCCTTCAGCTTTTCGATCTTATGGTTAAGCATTGCGAGTTCACCGGACACCCAGCTTGGGCGAACTCCAGTCCCGTAACGCTCGATGAGGCTATCGCGGGACTGGGTTAGGTGGGTGAGTAGGGGCTGGCTCATGCCTCTTCCCCCCGGTTGATGCCTCCCGCTTTGCACCACTCGTCGACAGCTTCGTAGCTGCCATAGGCATTGCCGGGTGCGTGGGAATGGATGAAGGCACAGATGCTCCAAAGCCCGGCGAGGGTAGTTTCATCCGCGCGCCCGACTGCGCCTAGTAGATCGTTGGCGAGGATTGCTGTAAGGCAACCGCCGGGGCGGAGGCCCTGCTCGAGGTAACGCTGCATACCGCCGCGCATGTTGGCGGGGAGGCGGGAGTAATCGTAAGTGGGCATTGGGTGGCTCCTTAAATTCTGCCGATATGGCGGTGGTTTATTCGACGGGGCCAGTTTGTGACCCATGGATTACGCTCTTGCCAGTAGAATAGTTCACCAGTGCTGGGGGAATACTCTAAGTATCCGCGAAGCATTGAACCGTACTCTTGCTTGTCGATCTTGCCGAGGGTGAAGAGGCGTAGAGCGTACTTGCGCTGTCGCGCGTAGAGTTGGGTTAGGTTCATGAAGGCTCTTTCCGGAAGGGTTCAGTCGCATCGAATGCAAGGTCACGGGCGGTACTTGCGATTTGCTTAACCTCCTCGACTGAAAGGGTTTGGGTTGCGGTGAAGCTGAGAAGGAAGGTGAGCATACGGCGCTCGGCCTTGCGGGCCTCGGCTTGGGCTAGTTTAAGGGGGTCGGTCATGTTAAACTCCTACATTCTGGGCATTGCTCAAAGTCAAGCTCGCCGTGCTCGCATGGTGTTGTCATGGCGCGCACCCAGCTTTCGCGTTGCTCTTGTATTTCCGCTTCTGTCATAGGTCGCTGCGCTGCTTGATGTAGCAGTTTCTGCAGTTCGTCTCGGCTAGTCATGGGTTAGGCTCCTTTGGTTGGAGGAAGGGTTAGGGGAGGGTAGGGTATGGCTTCTTTATAATGTAATACGGCCATACCCTACACTCGAGAACACTTCCTAGCTTAGCAGCTTGTGCATATCTTCCTTGCTTGGAACTTCTAGCGTGAAGTTGCGGAAGACCAGGCCGGGATAGGTGCGAATTGCCTTAGCGATCTGGGCGAACGTCCAGCCCGAGTCGTTAAGCCCGGCAAGTGAATTACCGGAGCTGAAGACTGATAGGTAGAATGAGCCTTCACCAGTGTAAAGGTGAAGGAGCTCTTGGGTGCGGGGCCCAGCGACAACCCCTGCTGAACGATTGGGGAAGTTGAGGGTCTTGCCCTGGGGTTGCATGCCTGCGGAGTTCTCGTCAAACTCAAGCTCCGCAAGGCCAAGGCAGCAATATGAGGCGATGCCCTCCTCATATTGCTGCCAAAGGCGGCCCATGCCTTGTGCGGCATCCGTGGTCTCAAGGATTTCGAGCCAGCGGAGTTGGTACTGGTTAAATTCATCAGTAATCATAGGATTGCTCCTTCCGGGGCTTTAGGCGACATTCCCTGCGCGGTGATCTTGTCCAGGCGGAGGTAGAGGCTGTTGTTATGTTCGTCGAATTCGAGCGGGGCCAAAGGATTGACCAGCGCCCATTCGTGGAACTCGCGCTGGGAGACCTCATCGGCCATCGGCCCTTCACTCGGGGCAACGTGATCTTGCAGGAAATAGGATACGATTTTCATTTGGTAGGCTCCACTTCGATATGATTGGATTGATCTAACTCGGCAAAGTAAACGCCAAGCGCCCCGAACAGGGCAAGGACAAGGATGAATGCTCGAAATTCCATCAGTCCACCCGGCAGACTACATAGTCCATGTTCTGCTCGATGATGGCGAGCCAAGAGCCCTCGAACAAGACCAGCATTTGGTCGTGAAGCAGGGCACGGGAGACTTCCTGCATAACAGGATCGCCGGGGTATTGCAGGCCAAAGGTGCCCGAGCTTTGCTCTACAAGAGTAAACCCTTTGAACGGGCTGAACCCTCCGCCGTGGGCGTAGCGTTCATTCAGTTGCTCTTGCGCGGGGCGCGGGTCATGCTCGCGGAAGAACATGGGCAGCATTCCTGCTGCATCGTTGTTACTAAATTCAATCATGGTATAGACTCCATCAGTGCGGGATTGCACTACGGAAGGGCAACAGTGGATAACCTCTGACGGTCGATCCCCCCACTGCCCCTCGCTAATACTATCCCTAGGCCAGCTTCGTGGTAAGCACGGCGATCTTGTACAGTTTCTGCGCGTGATCCGGGCCTAGGATTTCGGCAAGCTCGAGTGCAAGCTCCTTGGCCTCACGGTTCATGAAGTCTTCGCCTGTAAACGCGCCGTGTTGAAGCAGCATATTGGCAAGTACATCGTCGGGCAAATGCTGCATGACCTCTTGAAAGAACGGAGCAGGATGTTCCGCCACTTCCGAGACCACTTCCGCCCGCTGGGTAAACGCAAGGATAATTGCGCTATCATCTGGATGAACAGTCATACCTTCACCTTGTAATCTTGCACCGCACGGGCGCTGGTTGGGAGGTTATCGTCCTGCAGTCTGCCGGATAGGGCATCGCAGGCCATGTTCCAAATGCTTGGCCAGTCTTGACAGGTCTCGGGGGTTTGACCTTCGGGCAAGGCTGCAAGGGCATTCTTCCGCACAGTCTCAAGCAAGGTATCCTGTCCGCGATAGTCTGGGGATTGTTTATTCATGCCGCATCCTCCAACGTAAAGCATCCGCGGGTTAGCAGCGATTGAACGTCGCGGGCGTTAAGTCGGGCTGCATCCACAAACCCCATTTCCTTTGCGGAGACTGCTCCGCGCATAGCTTTCATAGCCGCTTGCATCCGCCCGACTGTCCCGGTCAAGCCGGTGTAAAACCCTAAATGTTTATCCATTGTATATACTCCATTGTTAGGCGGGATAGACCCAAAGTCTCTATCCGCAAGAAAACATGGGCCACATTCCGCGCCCCATGCATCATGCATACCACACCCCGCGTTGTAACACAAGCATCGCTTCCAGTCCTAACCCATACCGCAAACCCCCTGATACACCCTAGTGCACCCTATCGCTGAAGCCAGCCCTGATTGACCCCTCGGGCACGACCGAAGGTCGACCTGATTTCCCCTGATTTGACACTTCCGCCATTTTGGGCATGTGTTCTCGGGGTAGGGTATGGGCCAGTGGGTATGGGTGTACGTTTCTTTCAGAGGGGGTATTTAAAAAAAAAAAAAAATTATAAGACTCCTTAAAAAAAAAAGAGCGCCGACCCACTGGAGCCATACGGGAACCGGAAACAATGCCGCCTTTTTCGCGGAAGTGTCGAATCAGGGAGTTTCAGGGAAACTCTAGGGAATGCTCTAGGGTTGGCCCTAGGGACTGGTCAGGCGAAGCCCGTGCCGGGTTGCGAATGGGGGTCGACCGTCCGGCGGAATGGGGTGGTACAGGCGCAACGCGCCCCAAGGGATGGGCGTTAAGGAATTCCTGCGGCATGGGGTGCCGAACCCGCTTGCGCCCTTCACACGTCCGCGTATCGTGAGGTATGGCAACTCGCAGTCCGTCCTACATTGTACCAAAGGTCTGGAGCCATATTGTACCAATTTCCTCGATTGTACCAAGCCAAACCCGTGTCAATCCCCAAATTGTACCAATCTCACCAGACGCGAAAAAGGGCCGGATTGCTCCAGCCCCCTTCCACATTATCCCCTTGGATTAAATATCAAGATCATCCAAGTCCACTGACAACGCCGCTTGTGCCTCGGCCAGATAATCCCGCTTACCAGCTTCCGCTTGCTTTTCCATCCAAGCAATTGCCGCTTCATCATTCCATGTCACGGCATCAGCAGTCTGGTTGAAATACGGGGCAACCTTTTCATGCTCGACCATATCCGCAATCTTGCCTTTGCCTGTAATCCGCTTGAACGCGACAAGCAAGTCTGCCTTGGCATTCTTAAGCGCAAGCGCCTTATCTTCCGGCAAGCGAACCCGTCCTGCACCGCCGCCGCCACGTTGGCTCCAGCTTCCTTCATACAACGCTTCGCAAACCCCCTCCATTGCTTGCTGGGCAATCTCGGCAATCGCCTTTTGTCCCGCATTGCTATCTTGCCACGCCTTCCAGTCCGCCTTGTTCACATCCTTCTTAGCCTTCCCAAAGTGACTCTCCCCGGCAATCGCGCTTGCACTCGCCGCCGCATCGCCAACCTTCGCCGCGATCCCATGCTCAAGCAATTGGGCAATCATATCCGGCCCAACCTTCTGCATGTTCAGGCTTACCACAGCCCCGCCACGGTTCACTTCAATCGCACCAGCTGTTTTAATCACATGTTCCATTGTATAGGCTCCTAAGTTATCGGCGCGGGATCATCCCTTGCCATGACTAACCATATACACATCACTCGCCCCATTGCAACCCCCCAAACACATTTAATTCCACCCCCAGTGCATTTTTCTTTACAACCCCCGCGTGCACACTCGCCCCGCAATTCTCCTTAATCCCCAGCCCCACCCCCCATGCGCACAAACCGATTTCGCTGGATGCCGGTCCCTCGCGCGCTGGGAAGGACCAAAATTAGTTTGAGGGAATTATTTCAGGTATGGTCCCTACCCCAGTGTAGCGTATGGCTTCATTACATTATAAAGGAGCCATACCGCTTGCGCCCCCGGAGGCGCGATTTGCCCCCTTGTCTAGCCGCCGCCCGCGTGCTAATCTCCATCCCAAAGGAGAACTCCAATGTCCGACATCTTCGCAGGACTCGACCTCAACATAGTGGGCCGGAATGCAGCGCCGCTCACTGCCCACATTGTACGGGACCTTGACCGGGCTGATCTCGAAGGCTTGCAAGAGGAGGGGCACACGCAGCCCCAGCGGATCAAGAAGTTGCGTGAACGGCATCACGCTCTGGCCAAAGCTCTTGTCGATGGGATACCGGATGGGGATGCCGGGATCATCTGCGGTTACACCCCCTCCCGCGTCAGCATCCTGAAACAAGACCCGACCTTCAAGGAACTCATGGAGTTCTACAAGCAATCGAAGCATGAGCGGTACATCGAGCTCCATGACAAGATTGCGCGGCTTGGCGAAGATGCAGTGGATGAAATCTCCGAACGCCTCGAGGAAGCGCCGGAGGACATCTCCATCGGCCAGTTGATCGAACTATCCAAGATGACACTGGATCGCTCGGGGCACGGCCCCTCCACTACATCCACCGTGAATGTCAAGGTAGGGCTGGCCGACAAACTCGCATCCGCCCGCAAACGCGCGCTGGAGCATCGGACCAACCAACTCCGCGAAGAAGCGGGCATGATCGACATTACACCGGAGTCCTCTTCCGATGCTTGACACAACCAACGAGAACCTGGAACTAACCGAAGCCCTGGCGGATTATTCAAACGATCCCCTGGGCTTCGTCCTATTCTCTTTCCCTTGGGGTGAGCCCGGTGAACTCGAGGAATACGATGGGCCGGAAGAATGGCAGGTCGACCTCCTAACCCGCCTGGGCGAGGGTGTGATCTCCACCGAGCAAGCCATTGCCGAAACCCAAGCCTTTGGCACTGAAGGGGAATGTAAACCAGTTCAACTCGCTCGCACCTCAGGCCACGGTATCGGCAAGTCTGCCTGCGTATCCTGGATCATCCTGTGGGCCATCGCTACCCTCGAGGACACCAAAGGCGTAGTCACCGCTAACACCGAGAACCAGTTGAAAACAAAAACCTGGGCCGAGCTTGCCAAGTGGTATCGCCTTTTCATCGGCAAAGACCTATTCAAACTCACAGCCACGGCCCTATTCTCCGTCGACCCTGAGCATGAGAAAACCTGGCGCATTGACATGGTACCATGGTCTGAGAAAAACATGGAAGCCTTCGCGGGTCTCCACAACAAAGGCCGCCGCATCCTCATCATCTTCGACGAAGCCTCCGCTATCGCCGACGCAATCTGGGAGACAACTGAAGGTGCCCTTACCGATAAAAATACCCAAATCCTGTGGGTCTGCTTTGGCAACCCTACGAAAAACTCGGGCCGATTCCGCGAGTGCTTCGACGGAGGCCGCTTCGCCAAACGCTGGGACTCCGCGGCGATCGACTCCCGTTCTGTCCGCATCACGAACCACAAGCAGATCGAACGATGGATACAGGACTACGGGGAAGACCACGACTTCGTTCGAGTCCGGGTTCGTGGAATTTTTCCCCGTACTGACGCCACATCCTTCATCCCGCTTGAGCTCGCCCGTGAAGCCACCAAGCGGCCTGTTCCCGACGACAATATCGCTGCTGTTGTTCTCGGCGTTGACGTTGCTCGTTTTGGCGATGACTCATCCTGCATCTATCCCCGCCAAGGGCGCGATGCCCGATCCCGCCAGCCCCGCCTCCTCAAAGGACTCAACACCCGACAGTTGGCCACCGAGGTTTTCAACGACTATGTGCGCTATGCAGCCGAAGCCGTCTTCGTCGATGGCGGTGGTGTAGGTGGCGGTGTTGTCGACTCTCTAATGGAAATGGGGGTGCCAGTCTACGAAGTCACATTCGGCGGCAAGGCCGACAACTCCAACCCGCACAACCCCTACGCCAAGTACGTGAACAAGCGGGCTGAGATGTACGGGGCAATTCGCGATTGGCTCCCCACTGGCTCCATTCCTGCCGAGGTCCCAGGGCTTGAGCAAGAACTCCCCACCGAAATGTCAACCCTATCCTACACCTACGCTCGCGAGGACCTAATTCAACTCGAGTCCAAACGCGATCTCAAACGCCGTGGGGAGAAATCCCCTGACGTAACTGACGCCTTGGCATGTACCTTCGCCTACCCTGTCGCTGACCATGCGATGCGAGACCGGGGCGGGCCTGCCGCCCAATACGACAGCTACGAAGAAACCCAATCCCACTACAAGGAATATTCCTGATGATGAGTAAACCGAAAGCCCCGCCCCCTCCGGCCAACACGCCCTACCAAGCGAGCTACGTCACCGACGGTGCCACCGCAGAGGGCAAGAAGAAGCGGCGTGTTTCCAGTCTACCTGCCCCTGTCACCGGCTCCTCCGCCATCAATGCCGGGCGTCCTAGCCTGCTGGGAGGCAGCTAATGTACGATTATAAAAAGCCAGACCAGAAGCGCGTCGAGATGCACAAGAAGCACAAGCGGATGCTCCACTCCATGGACATGGAACGGCAGAGTTGGTTCGCCCACTGGCGCGACATCGCGGATTACTTCTTGCCTCGCCGCTATCCCTACCTCATGTCCAAACGCGAGCAGGGCATCCGCAATCGCCGGAATACAAAGCTGCTAAGCTCGGTCTCCACCCTGGCAGTCCGCACCCTTGCCTCCGGCATGATGAACGGGATCACCTCCCCCGCTCGCCCATGGTTCCGCCTCCGCGTCCCAGGCCCCGACCCCGAACTCCAATCCCAAGAGGTCGCAATGTACCTCGAGGAAGTCGAACAACGCCTGATGCAAATCTTGGCCGAGTCCAACTTTTACAATGCAATGGCGATCATGTACCTCGAATGGTGCACCTTCGGGACCAGTGCCATGTCCATCAAGCCGGATTTCAAAGATGTGATCCGCTGCTATAACTACGCCCTGGGTGAGTTCTATCTTTCCCAAGACGACACGGGCCGGGTCAATCGCGTAGCCCGCTCTTTCAACAACACGGTCGAGCAACTCGGCCTCCGCTTTGGTGAGGAAGCTCTTTCCCCCAACACGCGGCGAGACTGGGATAAAGGGGACGAATCCCTATTCAACACTGTCGCTTGCGGTCACATGATTGAGCCCAACCGAAAGGAAGACGGCCTCCTCCCGGGCAATGCACCGTTCCGGGAACTCTACTGGGAAGTCGGTTGTGACGATGGTAAGTACCTGGCCATCACCCCTCTCTACGAGTGGTCGGAAGTCACGCCTCGTTGGGAGCTACATTCGCAAGATTGTTACGGCACTTCCCCAGCGATGGACGCCCTTTCCGATGTGATCGAGCTCCAACAAACAATCCTCGATCGCGCCAATGGCCGGGCAAAAGCTGTATCCCCTCCGCTGATCGTCGACCAGTTGCTCCGCAACCGTCCAACCGCACTAGGCGCTGGGGGTAAAACCTACGCCCCTGCAGGAAACGCCAACTTCGGGGCCAAGACAGCCTACGACATCAACTTCCCATTCCAAGAAACTGCGCTCCACGAAGAGAAGCTGGAGCAAAGCATCCGCGAGACTTGCCACAACAACCTCTTCAACATGATTTCCCAATTGGAAACTGTCCGAAGTGCAACAGAGATTGACGCACGGCGAGAAGAAAAACTCGTCCACCTTGGCCCGGTCCTTGAGCGGTTTGAGAACGAAGGGCTCGACCCAGCACTCGCTCGTGTCTTCGCGATCAGCGAACGTGCCGGCCTTCTCCCTGAACGGCCTGAGGTCCTCCAGGATATGAACCTGGAAATCCAGTACGTCTCGGTCTTGTCGGATGCTCAGCGTGCTGTCGGCACCGTTCCGATCGAGCGCTTCCTCGACCTCACCGCAAAAGTTGCTGGCGTCTATCCTGAAGCCCAGCGTGTGCCCAACGTGGAAGAACTCATCCGTAGCTACGCCGAAGGCATTGGCATTAAACCGAACGGACTTAACTCCCGCGAGGATGTAGCCGAAGCCCTCGAGGCGGATGCGGAACAAGCGGCATTGGCGCAGACCGCCGCGATTGGTAAGGACTTTGCAGCGGGTGCGCAGGCTGCGGGTCAAGTGGACGTGGGGGGCGGTAGAAACGCCGTTCAAGCGTTGATGGGCGGTTAATAAGACTTGCATAATAGACGTGAGCTGGGGTATGGTGGAGCAGGAAGGTTCGATATGGCTGACAAACTGAGTAAATTGGAAAAGGAACACGACTCGCGTATGCAGTTTGCTGTGCGCGAAATTCGTCGTGACCCCAACCTCCGTTACTTCTTTCGTCAGCTTATCGCCCTTCTTGGTCTGGAGGACGGAGTGGATGTTTCCGACACCAACCGTGCTATGGCTCAATTCGGGAGGCAGCAAGCTGGCGTTGACATTCGCGCCGTGCTGATGAGCTATGACATGACCCTCTACGCCGAGCTTCTTCTCGAAGACGCGAACGAAATTAAAAACAACCAAGAGGACAAAGACGATGAAACTGAATAACCTTTTCATGCAGTGGATGAAGGCCCCGCTTTGGGAAGCGCCTGACGACGCCCCCGCCTCCGCGATTAACGGCGGTGTTTCCACTGGTGACGACACTGTGGACGCAGGTGTTGGCGACGACACAATCGTAGCCGATGGTGATGATACAGTCAAGGGTGATGACTCTGGCGATGATACAGTCAAAGGTGACGACAACACCCCCGAGCCAATCACCATCGACGCAATCACCCTCCCCGAGGGTTTTGAAATTGCCGAGGATCAACAGGAAGCATTCCTTTCCGTCCTGAATGATCCCGAACTTTCCCGTGCGGAAGTGGCGAACAAACTCATCGAGATGCAGGCGACGCAAGGCATGAACAATGCCGAGACGCTCCAAGCCGCTCTCACCGAGCAATGGAACAACACCCAACGTGAGTGGCAGCAGCAACTGACTGCCCTCCCCGAAATTGGCGGAGAGCGACTCGACGAAACCCTCGCTGAAGTCAAAACCGGGATGGAAGCCGCAGGCGCGACGAAGGAGGTCTTTGACGCTCTGGATGTTACAGGCGCAGGCAACCATCCGCAAATCGTGCAGTTCTTGCACAAAGTCACCGCAGGTTTCCGTGAAGGCGCTCCCGTCTCCACTAAGCCTGCAGAAACAAAAGTATCTCGGGCGGAAAAAATGTACCCGAGCATGAATAAAGGTTAAGCCCAATGCCGACACTTGATACCAAATGGCCGACTCTGCTGGACGTGGCAAACGCTACGGACCCAGATGGCAACATTGCAACCGTGGTGGAAATCCTCGCGGAGACCAATGAAATCCTGCTGGACATGGTTTGGATTGAAGGCAACCTGGCTACCGGCCACATGACCTCCATCCGTACCGGCCTGCCCAGCGCAACATGGCGTGCTTACTACGGCGGCGTTCAGCCCACCAAATCGACTCGCGCGAAGATCACCGACTCCTGCGGGATGCTCGAGGCCTACGCCGAAATCGACAAAGCGGAAGCTGACCTTAACGGCAATACCCAGGCGTTCCGTCTGCAAGAAGACTCCGCCCACCTGGAAGGCATGTCGCAGCAAGCGGCTCAAGCCCTCTTCACCGCGAACGACTCGATCAACCCCGAGCAGTTCATGGGCTTTGCGCCTCGCTTCAACGATCTCGGCGCAGGCAACAAGGACAACATCCTTGACGCGGGCGGCACCGGGTCGGACAACGGCAGCATCTGGCTGGTCGGCTGGGGTCCCATGGCGGCTCACGGCATCTACCCCAAGGGTTCCACTGGCGGCGTTCAGATGAACGACAAAGGCCAGGTGACCATTGAGAACGTCGACGGCCTGGGCGGTCGTATGGAAGCGTACCGGACACACTACCGCTGGGACATGGGCTTGACCGTTCGTGACTGGCGCTATGTCGTCCGTATCGCCAACATTGACCGCAGCGAGCTGAACGCAGATGCCTCCGGCGCAAGCGCCAACCTGCCCGAACTGATGTTCGATGCACGTGAGCGTCTGCCCAACACCGGCAACGTCAAGCTCTGCTATTACATGGACCGCACCCTTCGCGCCATGCTTCGCAAGCAGCTTGCCAAGGCCGTGACGAACTCGACCCTGACCGTCGAGCAAGTTGGCGGAGTGGATGTTCAGTCCATCGACACAATTCCGATGCGTCGCGTTGATGCCCTGGAAGTAAACGAAGCCCGCGTAGTCTAAGGCGCGCACAACACAGAAAGGAAAGTACGATGATCCGTGATAACCTCACCACCTTCTGCCGTGCGACTGCCCTGAATACGGGCGCAGCAGGCAGCTACCTCATCGGGGACGTTGTTCCCCTTGGGGATCAGCGGGATATCGGGCTTCACACCCCGCTCTATCTCGTAGTCACCATGGCAGTTACCGCTACATCCGGCGGCGCTGCCACAGGTAAGTTTGCACTTGTCTCCGACAGTCAAGCTGCCATCAACCCGGCCACCGCAACCGTTCACATGGAAACCCCCGAGTTTGCTGTGGCGGATATGTCTGCGGGGACCAACCTGATCACGGTTTCGATCCCGTGGCAGGGGCCGGAATACGAGACCTACCTGGGCCTCGTGCAAACCACCGGAACCGCTGCGTTTACTGCGGGTGCGATCAACGCATTCCTCACCATGACGCCGCAGACCAACAACGCGTATCCCGAATACGCTGGCCTGTAAGGAGGGCTTGAAATGACGAAAGCGACACAAAAAGCCTCGACGGAGGAAAAGGATGATGTCAAAACAACTGGCCCCGACCAGCGGACACAGGAGCCGAACGAACTGGCCGAGTCCGCCAAGGCGAAGTTGGATGAAGAGGGCAAGCTCGACGATCAGAACAAGATCAACGATCATTCCCCGTCCTCCGACGCTGTTACCGAAGATGCTCCGAAGAAAGAGAAAAAGCTTTACACTCTTTCCAAAGGGTATTGGGACGGGCGCGTTTTGCATCCCCGCGGTTCCCAGGTTTACTTTGCCGAAGGGACTGCCCCTCGCGGTTCCGAATTGGTAAAGTAATCTCTTGGCCCACTAGGTCCTCCCACCAGAATGTGGGCTGAGAGTTTTGAGCAGGGGGGTTGGTTGTCCTCCCTGCTCTTTTCATTAGGAGAATATCGTGAGCAATTCCGAAGTCGAAATCTGGAACATGGCCCTGAGTTCCGCCCAGGAAAAAGCCAGCATCGTCTCCCCCAGCGAAAATTCTAAGGTGGCGAATATCTGCCGCCTATGGTATCCTACTGCACGTCGTCGCTCGCTTAAAGCTGGAGCATGGCCGTGCGCTACTTCGTATGCAAGACTGCCCCTGTTGACCGAACGGGATGCAGGTTTGCCCTGGTCGAATGGCAATCCCGCTCCTGGGTTTAAGTATGCCTACGGGATGCCCGATGATATTCTTGCCCCGCAGTACCTTCACACTTGGGAGCGCTTTGAGCAAATTTATGCTAACGGTCGAAAGACCCTTGTAACTAATTCCTCGGATGCCCTGCTCCGTTACACCTTCGATCAAACCCTCGTCTCAGACTGGGATGAAGGCTTGGTGCTTACAGTTGCGAGTTTCCTCGGCGCGTTGATTTGCCGGAACTTGAACGGGAAGCTGGGGTTGAGCGATCGGCTGGCAGCGGAGGCACGGGACATGGCACTGGAAAGCCAAACTGAAATCGCCAACCAAGAGAACCGGGAGTATGAAACCCTGCCCCCCAACATCGTAGCCCGAGGGTACAGCGGGAGGGTTAGTCAAACTCGCTACTTCCACCCCTTCGATCAGTTGAACGGAGTTCCTGAATGAGCCTCGAGGATAAAATCCTATATGCCTTCGCCACGGGCGAGGTATCCCAAGCGTTCTGGGGTCGGAGTGATCTGTCCAAGTATGAACTCGGCGCGGCACTGATCGAAAACTTTTATGTTGACTACAAAGGGGGATTGGTTTCCCGCGCAGGTAGTGAGATCACTGGACCTGCCGGAACGCAGGAAACTGTAAAGCTATCCCGGTTCCAGGGAACTGTGGCAGACTATCTCCTAGTTTTCACTCCCGGCAAAGTTCGGTTTATTCAAAACAATGCTTACGTGCTTGAGGCAGGTAAAGCGTTGAGTTCAGTCTCGGGCACTGCCTTCACCTCAAACGTCCATGGGTTTGTGGCAGGTGATTTGGTCGTACTATCTGCTGCTTCGGGTATGACCGAACTCCATGGGCGGCAGTTCCTGGTGGACTCCGTTACCCCTAATACCTTTACGGTACTCGACGAGGCCGGCACCGTTCTTGATACTTCTGCATACACTGCTTCCGATGGGACGGAAGTAGCCGCTCGTGTATACACAGTCCCCCTTCCATACGCGGCAGAGGACTTGTATAAACTGGATGTAACTCAACGGTACAACGAGGTTCGCCTAACCCACATCAACTACGAGCGCCGGAAAATGAAATTCAATTCCCCCACCGACTGGGAAGTTGAAATCATTCCAGGTGCCTCAAGCGCCCCACGTCCGACCGGGCTTACCGGGACTGCGAGTGGGACTGGCGAAGCCGGAGTATCCTTTGCGGTTACTGGCGTGACAGTCGACGGAGAAGAAAGCATTATCTCCCGCTATCACCTCGCGGATAATATTGTTAACTACACCTCTACGGCAGGATCGTACCGGCTTAACTGGGACCCCGCACCTAAGGCAGTTACCTACAACGTCTACCGCTCATTCGTCCTGCCCAACGGGGAAGAGGTGAGCCAAGGCATGGACCTGGCTTACATCGGAAGTTCGCACGGTACTCAGTTCACCGACAACAACATCACACCAGACTTCACTAAAACCCCTCCGATCATTCACGATCCGTTCTCGGAAAACTCGATCGAAACGATTACAGTACTCAATGGCGGTACAGGATACCACAAGGAGTCCACCCTTTCCATGACCGGGGGCGGCTCAGGTTTTGTGGGCTATCCTATTATCAACACTGACGGTGAAGTAACGGGGATCAAGATTGTGGCTCGCGGTCGCAATTATGTGAACCCTACCCTAACCGTGGTGGATACAATTACAGCAGGTTCGGGCGCTACCTTTGAAATCACAACCTCCGGGTCTACCGGGGATATGTTCCCCTCACTCTGGCGGGTGTTCCAACAACGTGGGGTGTATATTGCGACCGAGGGGGAACCCGCTGCGATTTGGGCAAGTCAGCCGGGCAACCTGGATAACCATGACTACTCAAAAGTCACCAACGCCGGGGATGGGTATTCTTTCACCTTCGACTCGGTAGCCGTGCGTCCGATCAAAGCCGCGCTTGTGGTGCGGAATGGTATGCTGGTATTCAACGACGAAGGGATCACGCAGCTTCGCGCAGAGACCGGCAAGGCTGTATCCGCTACAAACGCATTGGCCGAGCCTCAAGTCTATACCGGGATTTCCGATACCCCTCCGGTTGCCGTTGACCTTGACGTACTTTTCCTGACTAAGGGCGGAATTAGTCTTAATTCCCTCCTCTACACCGAGTACACTGAGTCCTTCCAAATGCAGGACTTGTCTGTGCTTGCCAGTCATTTACTTACCTCGGATAACCAAGTCACTCGCATGGTTCCACAGCCCGATCCATACAAGCTGATTTGGATGCCGCGGGAAGATGGCACTGCCCTAACCCTAACTCATGTTCGGGAGCAGGAAGTGTTCGGCTGGTCCCGTCATACAACCTACGGAAACTACCGCGACTTTGAGGTGATTGAAGAAGCCGATGGGCTATTCATGTACCAAGTAGTCGAGCGGTATCTTCGCGGCACTTGGGTGCAGTATATTGAGCGGGCCGTGCCTCGCCGGGATGATTTTACCGAGAATTACTGGGGAGTGGATTGCGGGGTTTCTTCCGTGGCTCGGGTAGGGGATTGCAGCCTTAGTGGGGATACCGCTACCGGGGAAGTAACTCTTACTGCTGACGCAGACTTCTTCTCCGCATCCGATGTGGGTAATGTGGTTTACTACGCAGGGGGTAAGATCACTATTGACAGTTACACTGACCCCCGCAATGTAATCGGAACTTATATGCGGGATGCGAACGAGGTAATCAAATTTGGTAAAACCCTTATCCCGCGGAGAGCGGCTTCCGGAGACTGGGAAATCTACGCCCCAATTGATGAGCTTGCCGGCCTATGGCACCTCGAGGGGGAAACGGTTTCGATCAACTTCGACGGGAATGCTGAACTGGATGTAGTGGTGCAGGACGGCAAGGTTCCGCTAGTCTATACTTCGACTAAAGTTACCGTCGGCCTACCCTATTCTTGCCGTGGCGCAACCCTACCTCTGGTAGTCCCTAACCGGATTGTCGAGGGGCAAGACAGTAAAATCTTCGATGTCACTCCGCGAGTCAGTCAAACGCGGGGCTTGGCCTTTGGGGACTCCTTCGATGAACTGGAGGAAATGGAGGATCGTTCGGATGAGGACTGGGGAGAGGAGATTGAGCTGCGCAGTGATGTCACAAGCATCACGCTAAACTCATCCTACACTGCTGATGCGCAAGTATTTTGGGAACAGAAGTATCCACTGCCCGCCACCCTGCTCGGCTTCGTGGCCCGTATTGACGTGGGGGAAAAATGATTAGTGTAACTCCTGTGCAAAGCCTGTCCTTGGAGCAGTTCAAGGCGACTTCAAACTATGAGGATAAAGGGACGGTGGATTACCTTTTGCAAAATTCCCATTACCTCTTTACGGTTGAAGATGGGGATACCCCTCTTGCAATCATGGGGGTTATTCTTCCGACCTACCTCAGTGTCCGGGGCCTGATCTGGTTTGGCCCGATGAAGGACGCCAAGTTCACTCACCGCATGATCCGTGAAGGAAAATCCCTGGGAGAGGTTTTCTTCGATCGCCTTAACCTGAACCTATACGCGGAACTGGACCCAGCCCGTCCCGACACAATCAAGTTCGCCAAGTTCTTTGGCATGAAATATTATGCGTCCGCCTGTGGCGTTGACCTTTACGAGAGGGCACGATAATGCAAGCTATCCCCGCAGCCTTTGCGACTATCTTCGGTGGAACCGCTGCCGCCGGTACAGCCGCCGCCGCAACCGCAACTGCAACCACGCTATCCTCGATCACAACTGGGTTGCAGGTAGTCGGCACTGTAGCAGGCATGGCCAGCGCAATGTCGCAAGCAAGTTACAATTCCAAAGTCGCGGAGAACAACGCAATCATCGCAGACCAGAACGCACAGGAGGCCATCCTTGACTCGCAGAAAGAAGCACAGCAACGTGGGCTTGCGGCGCAAGCGGAAATGGGAGATCTGCTGGCCAATCAAGCGGCCTCAGGACTTAACCTCGGGAGCGGAAGCTATGCACTGGCGCGCAAGTCGCAAGCAGAACTGGCCGCACGAGATACGGAAATCGTAACTACAGATGGCCGACGCCGGGCAGAGAATTACCAACAGCAAGCCACTGACTTCCGTTCCGAAGCCGCGCAGCAGAAAGCCGCTGGTCGGTGGTCGATCATTGAGGGAGGTTTAGGCATTGCCTCCTCCGCAGTATCCGGCGCAACACGGGTCAACAAGATTAAAGCTAAGAGGTACGCATAATGGCTATTGGGGATCGTATGGCAGGGCAAGGCTCTGGGCGACAGTACAGCAATCAACGGGCTAACCCACGGGCATTCGGCGCAGGGGTTGAGACCGCTATCAAAGGGCTGGCAGGTTCTACCGAAGACGCGTTCAATACTACGCTCGCCTTGCGGGAGCGGTTGAACACTCGCGCGGATAGAACTGAGGATTTCGATACCGAGCGCCGCTACATTGAGTACATTGGGCAACAGAACCGGGCCCAGGCTGAGCGTATTCGAGGCGCGCAAGAGAACGCGAACGGAGTTACAAACCAAACTGCCGAACAACTTGAGTCGGCCAAGCAAGATTTTCTCCAAACAATCCCCGAACGGTTGCGGCCTGAATACAGCACAAAGATCGAGACGTTTGAGCAGAACACTATCACCTCCGCGTTTAACTTTGAATACACGGCAGGGAATGAGAAGTTCGTTAAGGATGTGAATGCTACACTTAACTCCGAGGCAAGTTCCGTCCTTATGGGGGACAAGTCTGCGGACGAGGCCCGGGAAAACATCTTCGGGTTGATTGAGTCCTCCGACCTGGATGAACCTGCGAAGCGGGACTTGCGGGATCAATCGGAAGCATTCTTGCTGAAGGCAGAATATCAAAAGGAGGTTGAGTATGCCGTCGACTTCCGTGGGACAGTTGCGCCGAAGACTGAAGGCGACGTTGTAGCCGCAGGCTTGCTCCCGCATGAACGGGGTATTCTCAACGCGATCAGTTCCCCTGAGTCCTCGGACCGTTATGACGTAATGTACAGCGGAAAGAAGATCACGGACTTCAGTGACCATCCGCGAGAATACATCACGATCACTGAGGGCCCAAACAAGGGGAAGAAATCCTCTGCCGCAGGCAAGTATCAATTCCTAGCCTCGACTTGGGACGCCACTGTACGGGAGTACAATGCGGCACACCCTGACAAAGCGGTGACTGATTTCAGCCCTGAGTCGCAGGATCGTATCGCGTTGTTCTACGCCCGCAAGATTTATAATCGCCAGCTCGATGCAGGGGAAATGACCTTCGATGAAGTGCTGACCTCGGGCAACCGTGATCTTATCAAGGGAATGAAGAACGCGTTCACTGATGATAAGGGAGGTTGGGAAGGTTTGCGGGATCAGTTCACTTCCGCTGACGCATTTGCCAATATCATCATGGGGACTAAGGGCATTCGTGGCGGCGGTACAGGTTCCCCCGGTGCGCCGGATGTGTGGGAAAATCCGAAGTACGCTGCTTTGTCTTTTGAAGAGAAAAACAATCTCGCTCTGTACGCGGCTAAGAGTGTATCGGCTCGGGATGAAGCCGCTGCCAAGGCCGCGAAAATTCAGCAGGAAGCGGTCACTGAGCGAGCCATGTTTGACGCGATGGCAGGGAAGAATACCCTGGCCGACATGGACGCTCTGATTAAGCAAGGCATCCTTCCCGACTCCAGTTCCGCCAACAAATGGAAAGGGTTTGTCGAGGAGGCGAACAAGGGGCGGAGTGAACTCCAACGGGTGACATCCGCGCTTAACTCCGGCGGCGTACTTTATGCATCAGATGACAAAGGGCTGAACCTATTCCTGGGCAAGGAAGGGATTGAGCGGATGCAGAGTTTTGACCAGGAGTATGCGGAGAAAACCCTCATGCCAGTCGCAGCGCGTGCAGGGTTCTTCCCTTCCGATTATGCGGAGCAACTGAATAGCATGGTGCTTAGCTCCAATACCCAAGCGCGGGAATACGGGACTGCTATCCTAAGTGGAATGGCAGCGACTGACCCCCGCATCCTTGATCGTAGCCCCGGCCTAAGTGAAGCGGCTAAGAAACAGGTTATGCTGGCGGATAGCCTTCGGGGGATTTATACTGCGGAGGAAGTTGCCGAACGATTGAAGGCGGCGAATGATCCGCAGCAAGCCCGTTCACTTGAAGCCGCTCGTAGTGAGGCCGGTAAGTTCTTTGAGAAGAATTATACTACCGATAATATCCTAGGCGCATTTGACTCATGGATGCCATTTGACGCAAGTGCGGCTCCGATCACCCGAGGGCAGAACGCTATGCTGATGCAGGACTACAAGACTGCATTTGTGGAAGGGTTCGTGATTTCAGGGAATGAGGATGGGGCTAAATCCTACGCGGATAAGATGATCCTGCGGAACTGGTTCCCGTCGAATGTAGGCGGAACTACCCGCTTGTCGAAGTACCCGCCTGAGTCCTTTTATGAAACGATCGCAGGATCGCATGATTGGATTGACGCACAGGCCCGGAATGAACTAGGCTTCGGTGGAAGTACTCAATTCCAATTGATCCCAGACGCGCAGACTGAGTATGAAGGGCGGGCCTACCAGAACGCTAAGGATAAGTCAGGCATGAATAATGCCTCGTATCAAGTGGCGTTTCTGAATGACGAGGGCCTGCCTGAGATCATGCTTAACGACGATGGGGAGCCTATCCGTTGGGCCGCGGAAATCACTGACGACATGAAGCAGAAGATCGAACTGGCCGCGCAATACGAAAGCCTGAAGGTTCGGCGGAATGCGATTATGCGAATGGGGCAAACCGGTGGGGCATTGCCTGAAAACGCCGCTGCGGAAGTCAAAGACGTGCGGTCACAAATGGAAGAGCTAGAGCAACAAGCAGGTGGCAACCCAGTAGCGGCAGCCACAGGTAAAGTCACCGGGAATAAGGTAGACTTAACTGAACAACTTCGGATAGCCAAGGAAGGTCTCGACAAAGCCTTCGCAATCAACGCGAGCCGATCCATTACCAACAACCTGGCCGCGCAAATCAAGCGCCTTGAGGCCGAACTGGAGCAAGTACAATGAGCATTGTAGAACCCATTCCGCACCTGGCGTACGGTTACGGTCGAGGGGAAGCCGAGAAGATGGAGCGGCCTAGCGCTGTCGAGACCATCGAAGCGTCGATGCTGTACAACCCTGTGATCGCCGGGATTGAGTATCTGCAACGCGATACGTTTGAGCCGGAGGATAATTTCAATCCGGCTGAATATGCCAAGGGGAATGACCTGTGGAATGACCACTATCGTTCCCTGGGCATCGCCCGTTCCGGTAAGGAGTTCGATGCAATTGCAGGGCGTATCCGCGAGGAACAACTCAACCGCAGTGTGCTTGATGCAGCTGGCGGTTGGGGACTTGCGGCTGAGATTATCTCCGGTTCGCTTAGCCCTACCATGGCTATCCCGCTGGTAGGGCAGGCCAAGGGGATCAAAGGTATTGCGCAGGTGCTGGCTTATGCAGGGGCTGCCGCAAGTGCGGATGAAGTGGCCTTGCTCGCTACACGGGAGACCTATACCGGGGAAGAGGCGATCATGGGGATTGCTGCTGGTACAGTACTAGGCGGCGCACTGGGTGGCGCAAGCAAGTATCTTGGGGCACGTGCGCGGGCGCAGGCCGAAGCGGATTTGATGGCCCCGAGTAAAGGTATGGGCGCTTTACAAGATAAAGGAGCCATACACTACACTGCCCCTAAAGGTAGCACGGATCGAGCGGATGTCCTGCCCAAGCCGAGCAAGATGACTGAGGCAGAGAAGGCGGAACTTACTCCAGATGAGATCAAACTCCTAGAGGACATTGAGTCCGGAAAACTCGAAGTTAAGGAGGGTCAAATCCTCCCGGCCCGTACCGATGATGCAAGCCTGTCCGCTGCCGGTCGCGGCCCTGCCCAAGGGCTCGATGCGCCGAATGCGGTATCTCGTGTATTGAACAAGTATCTTACTCGACTTAATCCGCTAAGCCGAACACATTCTCAATACTATTCCCCAAATGCTCGGCGCTTCGGCTTTCAGGCAAGTGATGCGGGGATGCGTGGGGATCAGAACATTAATGGTATCCCTCACGCAAGCGAGGGTACGATTGAGGCTCGTATCCGCGAGTATGATGCGTTCACAGGCCAGTTCACCCAAGAACTCGACGACGCATTCTCCCGGTATATCAAGGGGGATAAACTCCCGGATACGGAATTGCAGGGTGCGGTAGGTGCACGGGTTCAGTCCATGCTCAAGCAAACCCCCGGCAAAATGACTGAGGAGGAGTTCAACAACGAGGTATTCCGTGTAGCGCAAACCGGCGAGCAAGCCTCCGATCCGAACATCGCAAAGGCAGTAAAAGCTTGGCATAAATTCACCAAGCAATTCGCTGACTACGCAGAAGAAGCACATCAGTTTCGTCAAATGGAAGGGGACATGACGGGGCCACTGTTCGACCCCGACGGGAACCTTGGGCCTGATGCGATCAACTATGTCACTCACGTATTCTCCGATGCGAAGATACAGCAGGACCCAGTTGGTTTCCTCAACATGCTGCAGGACAATGCCGAGGCGGTATCTCGCGCTAGCTTCGCCAAGGACTTCGAGCGGTTCGAGAAGCGTCGGGCCAAGCTGCAGAAGAGCATGGATATTTACAACATGACTCCCGAGCAGTCCCGGCAAGGGTATTCGGAATTGCAGGATCGGCTCGAGGGGATTGTGACCTCGGATGAGTACGTGGCCTATGATAAGGAACGACTACGTATCCAACGGGAAATCCGCGAGGAACGTGCAGGCTTGTCCCAAGGGGAGTACAGCCCCCGCGTTGAAGAACTGCAAGATGAGCTGAAAGCCCTGCGTGAATCCACCGAAGACCTGCAGACCATGCTTAAAGACGTGGCAGACATCAAGGCGGAGCAACGGCTATACAACCAGTCGCTTGGCAAGTTTGAGGATGCCCGTGCTGATCTGCTGGCCAAAGCTGAAGCACTGGAGGAGCAAGACCTCAACGCACTTGAGCGGGTATTGAATGCCGGGGGTCGTTTAGCCAAAGCCTTGGACAAGGTTTCGGATAAAACCCTGGACAAAGAATTAGCAGGCATGTGGAAGGCGCTGGCCAAGTCGATGAAGAGCGTGGAGTTGCAGGATACTCGCATTCAGCGACTGTACGGCAAGAAGAAGTCTATGACTGCGGACGAGAAGTTCCAGGCGTATCAGAAGTCCATGGTGTTCAGTGAACGCCGTGCCAGGGCAGATGCTAAGGCTGAGGAGATCATGTCCAAGATCGAAGGAGCGGAGAAGCTGGATCGCCAGGGGCAGCGTGACCTGCTTCGCGCGATCCAAGACCTGAACAACGTGCGGGTACGGGACTTGAATGCTCGCCGGGCTTTGCGAGAGGATAAGCTGCTAAGCCAAGCTGCCGAACTTACCCCTGAGTCGATTGAGAACCTTCGGGTTAAGACTGAATCCGACTTGGTCCAACTTGAGGATAACTTCGATGAGAAGTGGCGGGCGAGAGGTGCGGTTGACCTAGACCTCGCTGAAGGCTCCGCCTCTTTCAAAGAACATGCGATGGAGACTGCAGAGGAACTAGCCGAAAAAATCCAAGGCCTGAACAATCCGATTGCAGGGCTGGAAATCCTGGGCGGTAAACGTGGGCCGGAGTTGGCTCGTGTCCTCAACATCCCGCTTGAGATTAAGTCCAAGTATCTTGAGACTGACCCAGAACGGATTGCCCGTATCTACGCGCGGAAAATGGCACCGGATATTGAGCTGTATCGTGCGACAGGTAGTGCCAATGCGGCTCCGGTATTCAAGAACATGCGGGAGGACTTCCGCCGCTTGCGGGCTCGTATTAGTGAAAGTGATATTCGTCCGAAGAATAAGGGGGAGTATCAGGATTGGATCGACGGTAAGCCGGTTGATCTGAATACGGTTGAAACAATCCCCTACCCTGACGAGCAAAAGGCGAAGGCAGTATCCAACCTACTCAAGGCCCAAAAGGATACGGAGACTGACCTCGAGGTTATCGTGTCCCGCTTGCGCAATCAACGTGGGGTGCCTGAGAACCCGGATGGAGTTATGTATCGCTTTGGCCGGGCTGCCAAAGACCTTAACGTAGCCCGGTATATGGGGAGTGTGGTTCTGTCCAGCATCCCCGACATTGGCCGGCCTGTCATGAAGTACGGCTTCAACAAGGTTATGCGGAATGGTTGGGGTCAGTACACTCGCGGCATGGAGAAGGTCAAGCTTACTCGGAACGAGGCCAAGCGGATTGGTGTAGCCTGGGACCCGGTAATGCACAACCGAGTGCAGCAAGTCATGGACATTGCCGATGACTACGGGCAACGAAAATCTTTGGGTGAGCGGGGCCTTGGCTTTGTTGCGAATAAGACAGGGCTTGTCGCAGGGTTTGACCGATGGACCGCTGAGATGAAACAAATCTCCGCCGGGGTGGTGATCGGGGAACTAAGTGAAGGCTTGGCAATCGTAGCCGGGGGTAAGGCAAGTAAGAAAGCCGACTGGTACAAACGCTTTCTAGCCGAGCATGGCATTGACGAACAGATGGCTAAGAACATCTGGGATCAGTACAATCTTGAGGGAGGGAGTGAAGTTTTCGAGGATGGGTTCCGGCTGCCAAATACAGAATCCTGGACCAACGTTCGGGCGAAACGAGCGTACCGTGCAGCGGTCAACCGTGCCGTGGACTCCATCATCGTCACCCCTGGGGTCGACATGCCGAACTGGACGGATAAGAACATGGCCTTTTCCATGCTGGCCCAGTTCAAATCCTTCACCTTCGCCTCAACTAACCGGGTGGTAATGTCTGGGGCACAGCAAAGTGATATGGCTCTTGTGAACGGTATGGCGTTTTCCCTTGCATTGGGCACCGTTTCGTATTACCTTTGGGCTAATTCCATTGGAGGTACCGCCTTGGAAGAGGCAAACAAATTCGATGCTGGGCAGTGGGCTGACGAGGCAATTTCTCGATCCGGCCTGCTTGGCATATTCGCTGAACCGTATGAGATTGCGCAGCGTATTCCGGCGACCCAAAACCTCGTCACCTTCGCAAACCAGCGGACCAGCCGGCGTCGGGCAACCGGGCTGCTTGGTTCGGCCCTCGGCCCAAGTTATGATCTTGGGGAGAAGGTAGCTAATATTGCGGTGGGACTTGACCAGCCTACCCAATCCACTTTGCACCAAGCCCGGCTCCTTGGCCCGTGGCAAAACGTATTCTGGCTCCGCCGGGGTATTGACGCAGTAGAGGACACGGCTTCCGGTATCCTCCAACTTCCTGAAAGGCGCGATGAATGACCGTACTGCATGATAAATCCAGTGTAACTTACCGGGGAAATGGTAGTACAACTGTCTTTCCCACGGACTTCCCATTAAACTCCCCGGAGGAAGTTACAGTAACTCTGGTTGAGGTGGAAACCAGGGATGAAGTAGTTTTGACTTCTTCGCAATACAGTATCCCAAGTTTTAATACACCGCAATTAACTACCATTACCTATCCGATTTCCGGAGACCCCCTTTCGGATACACACGACATTCGTATTGACCGTAATACCAATACGCTGCAATTGGTAAACGTAACCAACCAGACTCGGTACGACGCCAGTGTTGTAATGCGGGTCTGGGATAAATTGCATTTCTTGGTACAGGAGATTAAAAACGCGCAATCGAATATCATTATCACGCAGGACGCGGCAAATAAGATTGACGAGTTTTCCGATAACCTCGTGGCGCGAGTTAACTTGTCCTCGATGATTTCGGAAACAGATGCTGTAGCTAATAGAATTCTGCTTGAGATACTCTCCGTAGACGGCGCGGAAATTGACCTGTTCGGCATGAATATTCTTGTGGATACTATGCCATCGGGGCGATACCGCTCGGGTTCGTTCAAGATGGAAAACACTGGTATCAGCCATCCGCAGCCCGGCCTTTTCTCGATGGCATCTGCGGCTCTTCCGAAGGGCGGCTCTCCCATCCAGACGCAATTTCAGGGCAATGGCCATTATGATCCGCGCGGGCGCAGCTTGGAAATTCAGGTGGCTTCGGGCTATCTCGAAAACGATCTGAACCTTGTGCAATACCGCTCTACGGATAGCGGCAAGACTTGGTATCAGAAGGTCGAAGAAACACCTGACGACATCATCCGTCATTCCTACTATCCAACCGCAAGCTGGTGGTACGGCGGACGCACGAACTTCATCGGTCAGGGCCGCGCGCCCGAGGGCGATAAGGTGCAGTGGTTCTCCAAAATCCAGCCGTTTGTCGAGGCTCAGGCAGAGGTCACCGTCAGCACTGTCGCGGGCAGCAATAAGGTTCGTGTCGGCTTCAAAGATCACGGCGTCACATCGCTCGATTGGGCGCTTGATCCGGTGACGATGAATGTTCTCAAGTTTACCATTCCTGACGGGGCGTCATCCGGCGTTGGCGGTATCCCAGTGGCCGACATCCTCGGTAGCCGCACAATCACCTATGACGGGACGCAAGACACATGCGCCATCGCGGCGGCCAGCAATGCGACCAGCACCGAAACCAGCATTCGGATCGTCACCCTGCAAATGCCTACCAGCGGGTTTGAACCCATGCTGTTTGATGGCGGTACGTTGTCTCTGGAAGAGGCTCTGATCGCCAATATCGGCGGCCTGACAAGCGTGACGATCATTCAAGGCATCACTCATGATGAGCGCCTGCCTATCGCGGCTATTTCCGGCAACATCAAGTGCTTGGTCGAGATGCCAACCGGCGTATCAAAACCTCAAACCCTAACAAAAAAGCTGGAATTTCTTCGCACATCGGGGGATGCGGGCGGCGTCCTGACGGAGCCATCGGTCGCGTCCAACCCTTATGACACCGATTTCCTGTTCGGCTTCCTGCGGACGCAAAACTCAGACACTGAGCTTCCCAACTTCTGGTGGTCTGATGACCGCGGCGAAACTCTGGGCGGG